GCGATCGCGTCACCATTACCGGCGACCAGAACGAAAAGATCAAATACGAAACAACCGCGACAGGGTTTCGCCAAGCCGTGGCAATGTCGGGCATGACCGGCGCCCGTGGCGACCGCGTCATCATCGACGATCCGCATTCCGTTGCTTCCGCGGCATCTGAGGCCGAGCGCTCGACCACGATCGAGACGTTTGAGCAGGCGATCCCGACCCGCCTCAACAACCCCGATCGGTCCGCCATCATCGTCATCATGCAGCGCCTACACGAAGAGGATGTTTCCGGCGTTATCCTCGAAAAGAAGCTTGGTTACGATCACATCATGATCCCGATGGAATACGATCCCGACCGCGCCTACCCGACTATGCTTGGCTGGGAAGACCCGCGGACCATCAAAGGCGAACTGTTCTTTCCCGATCGGTTCCCGAAGCACGTCGTCGAGCGCGACAAACGGATCATGGGCACCTATGCCGCGTCAGGCCAGTTCCAGCAGCTTCCGACCCCAGAAGACGGCGGCATCATCAAACGCAAGCACTGGCAGTTGTGGGAAGAACCCAAATACCCGCCTTTTGACTATATCATCGCCTCCCTCGATACCGCTTACACCGAGAAGACCGAGAACGACCCTTCGGCCATGACCGTTTGGGGCGTCTGGACCGACGATCCAAAAACCCACGCGACCCGCATGTTAAACCGCGACGGCCACATGACCCAGATCATCCGCACCTACGACGAGCGGGAGGTGCCGCCTCGGGTTATGCTGATGCATGCGTGGCAAGAACACCTTGAGATGCCCGAACTGGTTAAGAAGGTTTACGAGAGCTGCCAGCGTTGGAAAGTCTCGAAATTGCTCATAGAAAACAAAGCGGTGGGCAGACCAGTTGCAACCGAGCTCAGAAAGATGTATTCAGGTAAGGACTTTGGCGTCCAACTTGAGGATCCCGGATCCATCGACAAGATGGCCCGTTTGTACTCGGTGCAACATCTGTTTGAAGAAAAACTGGTGTATTGTCCGAACTACGCGTGGGCCGACGAGGTCATAGACCAATGCATGCGTTTCCCGAAAGCAAAGCATGACGATCTGGTCGACACCGTCTCGATGGCCATGCGCTTCTTGCGTAGGTCCGGCTTCATCATGCGGGAGGATGAGGTGCAAGATGACTTTGAAGACGCCTTACAATTTTCGGGCAAGCCGCCCGAACCACTTTACGGGATTTAATACATGGCTCTCGTCCCCGGTTTAAGCCCGAACATCCGCCTCACCGATGAGGACAAGGATCCTATCGACGACGATGCCCACATCGAGGTCGAGAACGCCGACGAAGGCCCCCAGAACGAAATTGACGAGCACGGCAACATCATGACGATCGAACTGCCTGACGGCTCGATCACCCTGTCATTAGATGGTTTGCCAGTGGAAAAGGCCGAGAAGTCGGGCAATCGGGCCAGCTGGTTTGACAATCTGGTCGACGAGATCACCGAGGGTGAACGGTCCCGCATCTCCCACGAGCTGATGAAGGGCATCCACGACGACCTTGACAGCCGCAAAGAGTGGATCGAAGATCGCGCCCAAGGCATCAAGCTTATGGGCCTCAAACTGGAAATTCCGGGTTTAGCGGGAGCTGCTGATGGTGCGCCAGTCGAAGGTATGTCACGCGTCAGGCATCCCCTCCTGCTCGAAGCCGTACTGCGTTTTCAAGCGAATGCGAGATCCGAGCTATTGCCTACGGACGGGCCCGTCAAAATCCGTGAAGACAACAACAACGCGGACGACGGCTCCGACGAGTTAGCCAATGACCTCGAAAACGATCTCAACCATTATCTCACCTCGACCGCCAAAGAGTATTATCCCGACACCGATCGGATGCTACTTATGCTTGGCTTTGGTGGTTCTGCCTTTAAAAAAGTTTACTTCTGCCCCCTCCGTAATCGCCCGGTCAGCGAATCGGTAGACGCGGACGACCTGATCGTAAACAACGCCGCCACCGATTTGAGCAATGCAAAGCGTATCACCCACCGTATCTACATGCGGTCGTCGACGGTAAAGCGGATGCAGATCCTTGGCGTTTACAAGGATGTGGACCTGTCGCAAGCTAAAATGATCGAGCTTGATGCGGTGCAGCGGGAAAAGAACTCGCAGCAGGGCATCTCGACGAGCACGTTAAACGCAGACGATCGGGACCGCGAGATCTACGAGTGCTATTGCGAACTGGATATTAAGGGGTTTGAGCATACCAAGAAAGGCCTCGAAACAGGTTTGGAGATACCATACCGCGTGACGATCGACGCCTCGTCGAAGGAAATCTTGTCCATTGTGAGAAATTACGATGAAGATACAAAAGATTTGCCAGAGGCTAGATCAAATTTTGTTAAGTATACTTTTGTTCCCGGTATGGGTTTTTATGATATTGGTCTTTTACATATCTTGGGTAATACCACGAACGCGGTAACAGCTGCTTGGCGCGAACTGCTCGATGCAGGTATGTATGCAAACTTTCCGGGATTTTTGTATTCGGATGCCGGAGCACGGCAAAACACGAACATCTTCCGGATTCCTCCTGGCGGCGGCGCACTGATCAAGACAGGCGGTTCGCCAATCCAAGACGCGGTCATGCCGTTGCCGTATAAGGAGCCGTCGCAGGCTCTTATGGCTTTGGTGGACAATATTGCTCAAACGGGCATGCGGATTGGTGGCACGGCCGAGCAGGCTGTAGGTGAAGGCCGCGCTGATGCACCGGTCGGCACCACGATTGCGCTGATTGATCAAGCGACGAAGGTTTTGAATGCGGTGCACAAACGCATGCATGCGGCGCAATCAGAAGAGTTCGCGCTACTGGTGCGGTGCTTCAAAGAAAACCCTGATTCGTTCTGGCAGCAGAACCGCAAGCCGGCCCGTAAGTGGGATCAAGACACGTTCTTGAGGGCGTTGGATCAGGCGGACCTCGTCCCGCAAGCCGATCCTAATACGGCATCGCAGACGCAACGCTTGATGAAGGTCATGGCGTTGAAGCAGATCCAGTCGGCTAACCCGTCGTTGTATGATCCGATTGCGGTCGATCGGTTGGCGCTGCAGGCGGTTGGCTGGTCCAACCCTGAGCAGTTTATGGTTCCGCCTGCGTCGCTTGGTCAGCAACAAAGCCCAGAAGCGCAAGCCAAGATGGCGGAACTGCAGATTAAAAAGCAGGACAGCGACGCCCGTATGATTGAGGCTAAAGGACGGCTTCAGGTAGATCAGGCCAAGGTTGGCATTGATAAAGCCAAAATGATGGAAGAGGGCATGGGCAACGCTCATGAACGCCAGAACGTCGACCCCGCCAAGATGGAAGAGCTGAAACTGAAACAGCAAGATCTGCAGTTAAAACAAGCTGGCTTGGTGCAGCAGGGGCAGAAGGATAAGGTTGACAGCATCTTGCAACAGCAGGAAATGCTGGCCAAAGAACGGATCCAGTTGATTGATCTGGCACAGAACCTTGCAGTTCACCCTGAAAGCGCACCTTTGACCGAGCACGTGCTGGGCAACATTATTCCGTCGATCAATGAGGCTAAAGGGCCATGAAAAACGTTCTTGATGTAGCAAAAAGTATCCGCCCGGCTTTACGCGTAAAACTGCAAGACGGTGGTAAGCCACCGCGCATGAAATTTCAAATTCAACCTCAAGGCGGCGAAGATGTGGCGGGGCCGGTACGGCAGTTTCCTACGGTAGACCCGCAAAAGATTAACATAATGAGTTTGGCAACGGCATTTGATGACGCGATTGCCCATCATAGATCGTTAGGCCGTGCCGACCGTATTGCTAACAGCCAAGCGGCTAAATCGGCCATGAAACAGTTTAATGTTAACAGTTTGCTTGGCAAAAACGAAAAACTTTTAAAAAGCGAAAAAGGTTATGGCGGCAATGAGCCGATTACGATTGGCAACCGCGGCGTTGAAACAACGGGACTATCTCTTGCTCCTGCGTTTGAAATGGGTGGATTTAACACGTGCCCCAACCATGCATCGTGTAAAGATCAATGCCTTGGCAAAACGTCCGGCAACTTTTTTAAAGTTGGCGGCGGTATGGATTTGTCGGCATTTGAAGGGCCGAGATTGAATAGTTTGAACAAAACGCTCTTTATGATGAACAATACGGGCGCTTTTGCCACGCGGTTGTATGACGAGATTGCCGCGGCTCGGCATGAAGCTGAAAACAACGGCAACCATTTAGGCTTACGGTTGAACGTGTTATCGGATATTCATCCGCGGATACACCAATCAATTATTAAATCTTTCCCTGATGTGTCGTTCTACGACTACACCAAGATGAAGTATGATCCTGTAGCTACAAATCACCACTATACGTATTCATCAACGGGCGTTACGCAGCCGGACGTTCACAATCCGCACACAAATTGGAAACAAATGCGTAGGCGGTTGGATAGCGGTGACAACGTGGCCATGGCGTTTACGGATAAAGAACATCTTCCCGAAACGGTTCATGATCAGGAAACGGGCAAGACCTATCGTGTCATTAACGGCGATGTGCATGACTTTAGGCCGCTGGATACGATGTATGAGCCAGAAGGATCCGACGGCGTTATCGTTGGTTTAAAGAATAAAAAGGGTTTTGGTAAGGTTGGTGAAGCGCACAAAGACTCGAAAGGGTTTTTTGTTAAATATGATCCGGGCCGGATAAAGACGGCTAAGGGTACGTTTGAACGTGAAGATTCGACAGAGTTAGGGCCATCGGGTAAACCTAAACTTGGCGCTACTAAAATTACCAATAGGCAAGTTGTGATACCGGCGCAACAGACTAAAATAACGCCTGATTTAAACAACGATAACCAAATGGAGAATCCAAATGAAACCATTGCTTAATAAAGATGATTTTTACGCTCAATTCCCTCACAACGAAGAGCACGTAATGGCGGCAGAAGGCTACGAGCGGCCAGACTGGCACACGCTTATGGCGGGTGTTCCTGAACAACATACGCGCCAGCCTGTTCATTTTAAACGCGGCGGCACGGTGCATAAGCCGCATCACATCCCCGGCGTTCACATTGTGACGGCCGAGGCGGGAGAACCGACGTTTACGGGAATGCCATGAACGATACCATCACCGCCTACCACGGTTCACCGCATGATTTTGAACAGTTTGACACGTCCAAGATCGGCACGGGCGAAGGCGCACAGGCGTATGGGCATGGGCTATATTTCGCCGAGCATGAGCCAACTGCACAATATTATCGCGACACATTGGCTCATAGAGGGCAAATAGATTTAGAACATGAAGCAAATAAATTAAATATGCCAATGAGCCGCGAGGCAATGATTGAAGTTCGGCGGCATGCTAGTGGAAATTATGATCCCAGTGAAGCTGCTAAACATATGCATTGGTCAAGTGTTGAGGCTAGACAATACCCTCAAGAAAAATTAGCCAATTTAATTGATATTTATCGTAAAGCCAAACAAGGCAATATGTACGAGGTCGCCATCGACGCGCATCCTGATCACTTTTTGGATTGGGACGAGCCATTAAGCAAACAGCCTCATATTACATCAAAAGTAATGACGCCTGAATTAATTAATCAAATCAATCGGTATCGTGCAGGTTGGAAACTTGGCGATGTTAAGCCGGATTTTAGTAATCTTACAGGTGAAGATTTATACTCGCATCTTAGCCAACCCGTTTCTGGTCAAAAGGGAAGCGACAAGGCGGCATCAGAGCATTTATCAAACCTTGGTGTGCATGGTATTCGTTACCTTGACGCCATGTCTCGTCGGCACGACAAGAATGCAACCCACAACTACGTCGTATTTGACCACAACCGCGTGACGGTTAAGCGGAAGTACGAAGATGGCGGCCGTGTTGCTTATAAGGACGGCGGCAAAATTGGCATGGGCAAGACCACGTTGCAGCCACATGCCCTACTGCATTCAGATGAAGATCCTAGCAAAATTGGGTTAATTTCAGATAAAACAATGAAGATTTCCAAAGACTTACCCAAATCCGGAACCATATATTGGAGCAAACCTATTAAAGATCAGGAAGATATGGTACAAAGCACTATCAAACATAGACTGTCAGATTTTAATGTCGACTAATTTACGAATTGGTGCGCTGTTGCCAGCATCAACGTCCTTTAATGGCAACAAGACGGGACGCCGTCATTAAAACTCTGGAGTACGTACTATGTATGAGGAAAGCAAAAAGGCCCGTGAAGCCATGAAAACCAAGGCCAAGCGCCTTGTGGCGGGTGATCCCCGCGAGAAAGTTGATTCGTCCACGTGGTCGCCTCCCGAGGCGGAACTTGCCGATGTAAAAACAGGCGCACGTCCGCTTGTTAAGCGCCTTTACAAGAAAGGCGGCAAGGTTGTTGGCAAGTCTGAAGGCAAGGAAGCCAACAAGCATGGCGGCCGCATGCCTCGTAAATCAGGTGGTAAAACCACGCACAAGGCACCTTGGATTGACGATTTGATCAATCGTGACGTCCGCATGGCCAATGACGAGCGCGAAGGCGAAAAGCATGATGGCGCGTTTAAGAAGGGCGGCAAGGCCAAAAAGTTTGGCGGCGGACCAATTGGCAGCAATCCAGTAGGTCAGCAGAACGAAATGATGGGCAAGGCAGCCGGCATGCGTAAGCGCGGTGGCCGTGCAAAATATGCTTCAAAGGGATCCGTCCCTATGAATTATGAGGATGAGGTTGCACCTAATGTGCCTTTTAAATCGACACAGGGTGGTAATACCGAAGCTTCTCGTTATGGTGCGGCGCGTAAACAGGCAGAGCAGGATGCTGATTTTGCAACCAAAAAAATGAACGATTATGCTAATCCGTTTGAAATTAATACGGATAGCAGTGACGCTATGGCTGCAAGATATACTGCAGAAAGGTCGCTTGCAAATCGTAAAGCCGCTGCTCAACAACAGGGCTATGGCGATTATAAAAAAGGCGGCAAGATTAAACACCAGCACATCGACAAGGCTGATGAACTTGCTGACAAGGATTTAATCAAGTCTATGGTTAAATCTAATGCTTTGCAGCACAAAAAACATGGCGGTGAAGTCCACCACTCGTCGTGCACATGCCATAAATGCTCCGGTGGCCGCACCATGAAGTATGCCGGCGGCGGCGTATTTTCTGGCAATAGCAAAGAAAAAATCCCCGGCGCAGAAGGCGGCCGTAAGGCTCGTTATCTTGGCGGACCATTGATGAACAACCCTATGGGTGGCGCAATGGGTACGGGCGCTCCTCCTATGGGCATGCAGGCTGCAGCACAGCCAGCTCCTGTTATGGGCGCAGGTATGGGCATGGGTAATTACCCAATGCCACGCAAGGCCGGCGGCCGCACGAAAGGCAAGACGCAGGTTAATATTGTTATCGGTGCACACCCAGCGCAACCCGCTGGCAATGCCCCTAACATGCCTGTTATGCCACCTCGTCCGCCTATGGGTGTTCCTGTTCCTCCTCCTTCAATGGCAGGCGGCGCACCTATGATGCCTCCGGGCGGTCCACAAATGCCACCTCCCGGCATGATGCCACGTAAGTCGGGCGGTCGTACAAACTACCCGATCGACAGCGGAGCAGGCGGTGCTAATGCACGGCTTGAAAAGATCGACGCGTATGGTTTAAAGCCACCACGTAAGAAGTAACGTTTCCCCGGCTTCTCCGTTACCGGGTGAGAGGAAGACCGGACGCTTTTCCAGCCCCTTGGAGCGTCCGGTCTAACCATAACTAAGGGGTTAAAGAGGGCAAAATGCAGACGACAGCAAACAAATTTGCATCAGAATTGATAAAGTTAATACAAGAGGAATATGAAAAAAAAAGGGATAGTGTAATTGGCGGGTCCGCTAGGGACTATGCTGAATATCAACGCAAAATTGGTTATATTTCAGGCCTTCATGCGGTACTGGAAATGATGGAAGACGCACAAACAAACGCGGAGAAACGTTAATGCCTCCTATGAAAATGACCCACGCGGTCGATCCTAAGATTGATATTTTTGAATCTGTTGGTGATGTTAATAAATTTGAACTCTTCAACAATCAGCTTTTGGTAGCCATCTATATTCGGCCACAAAGGACCGCTTCCGGTATCTTTTTGACGGATAACACGGTGGATGAAGACAAATTCCAAGGCAAAGTTGGCTTGGTTGTAAAGCTTGGCCCAGATGCCTTTGAAGACGAAACCGGCAAATGGTTTAAGGATACAAAGATAAATATTGGCGATTGGGTGGTATTTAGGCCGTCTGATGGTTGGGCTATCTCGGTAAATGGCAAGTCTTGCCGGATCCTTGATGACGTATCCGTTCGCGGTCGCATCCAAGAACCAGATATGGTGTGGTAAGGAGATAAAAATGTCAGAAGATCAGATCGAATTGGTTTTAGAAGAAGAAAAACCAGACGATATTGAGATCGTTGAAGCCCCAGAAGACATAAAAATTGAGGAAAAACCTCAGTTAACGGTCGAAGATGGCATTAACGAACTTAAAGCAAAGCTTGAAGAAGAGCGCCGGGCCCGTGAAGACGCGGAGCGCCGTGCTAAAGAAGCTTATGAGCAGGCTAGTATTGCCAAAAACGACGCCGCAGACAGCAATTTGCGGATGATCGACAACGCAATCGAGACGGTTAAGCGCAATCAAGAGATTTTAAAACAAAATCTTCGCGATGCGGTGGCTTCTGGTGACGCAGACGCCCAAGCCGACATTCTTATGGCGTTAAATTCGGCCAAATCTGACCACGAAAAGTTAATTGTGGGCAAACAGCAGTACGAAGCATCAGTTTCTAGGGCTGTTGCAGATCCTGTTGAGGCTATGGCGTCTAATTTGACACCAAAATCGGCAGAATGGGTTAGGTCGCACCCCGAATATGCTCGGGATCCTGTCTTAACACGTCGCATGATCCGCGCCCATGAAGACGCAATGGATCGTGGCTACAAGGCAGACACGGATGACTATTTCCAATACGTCGAAAACCGCCTTGAAATTAATAAACCGGCACCACAAACACAGGAGACGGCATTGTCCGAAGCATCTTCGTCAACGGCAGGACGCCGTGCAGCGCCTGCAGCGCCTCCTGCGGCACCTGTTTCTCGCTCTGGAACGGGAACGGGAGGTCGTTCTAACGTTGTCACCCTGACAGCGGCAGAACGTGAGGCGGCACGTGATATGGGTATGAAAGAGATCGATTATGCCCGTGAAAAGATAGCATTAATTAAAGAAGGAAAGCTTTCAGCATGAAAACAGGATTAGAATTGCGCCCAGCGCCAAGCAAAGAAGAAGATTCAAGGGCACGTGCAGCAAAACGTGCAGCAGAACTTCGCGACCACAATAATGCCAACCTTGACAACAGCGTGGACAAGTTTGCTGTCCCGCCGGCGCCGGATGGGTGGACTTATGAGTGGAAAATGAAAATGACGATGGGTTGGGAAGATCCGTCGTTCCACAACCGCACGGCTTCTGGCGGCTGGGAGCCTGTTGAAACCAAGAGGCATCCAGAAATGATGCCAAAGGGTGCCAGCGGGGTCATCGAGCGCGAAGGCATGGTCCTTTGTGAGCGCCCAGAGGAAATTACCAAGGAACGTCAGGCCTTAGATCGTAAGGCGGCGCGTGATCAGGTTATGATTAAACAGGGCCAGCTTGATCCAAAGGGCCGCGGTGGCATTATCAGCCGCGAAGATGCCCAGATCAGTCCAAAGGTCACTAGGGATTACAATTTCTCGGTTCCAGAGCAATGAGATGAGGGGGGTTTTTACCCCCCTTTTCTTTTTTTTAAAAGTATGCGATACACACTATGCCGATCCTTCCCCGCTGCGAAGGATTGTTCACAAATCCCGTTTCACAGTAATCGCCCCGCTGCGCGATGATGGAAACTCTCTGATAAGGAGAATCCCGTCATGGCCAATACTTTTGCGCCCTACGGATTTCTGCAGGCTCAGGGTGGTGCAGGCGGCGCTCCAACGTTCGCTCAATCATCCCGTCGCATTGCTGCAGGTAATACGACCCCTATTTTTACTGGCGATCCAGTACAACCTGTAACCTCGACGGCAACTGGCTACATCACGCAGGCAACTGCCGGTGGTTCGGTCCAACTTGCTGGTATTTTCGTTGGTTGCCAATACTTCTCGACATCTCAGAAGCGCACCGTCTGGTCTTCCTATTGGCCGGGTTCGGACGCAACTGGCGACGTAATCGCTTACGTGATTGATGATCCAGCAGCTCGTTTTGTCGTTCAGACGTCGGGTTCGGGCTTCCCTGTCACGGGCACGGCTACTTCGCAGACCTCTGGCGTTCAAGGTCAGCTTGCTACGTTTGCTTACTCGACAACGGGTGCAACGTCCGGCAACAGCACGGGTGGTAACAATGCTACGGGCCGTTCGACGGCTTATATCAACGCTACCGCAACGACCAACACCTCGCCTTTCATTATCGTTGACTATGCCGTTTCTTTCGGCAACGGCGGCGACCAAACCACGCAGTACTGCAACTTGCTCGTTGGCTTCAATAACGAAGTCTGGCGTTCAAACTCTGCTGTAACTGGCATCTCGTAAGGAGTGAATAGTCATGGCTGTTAATCTCTCACAGATCAAAGACCTTTTACTTCCCGGCCTCCGTGGCGTAATCGGCAAGTACGAGATGATCCCATCTCAGTACGACAAGATCTTCACTAAGCACGATTCGAAAATGGCCCTCGAACGTACCGCTGAAATGCGTTACCTCGGCTTGGCCCAGCTGAAGACCGAAGGTGGTCAGACGTCATTCGATCCGGGTTCGGGTGAGCGTTTTGTCTACAACCAAGAGCACACCGAAATTGCTCTCGGCTACGCGATCACCCGTAAGGCGATCGACGACAACCTCTACAAGACCCAGTTTACGCCTTCGAACCTCGGCCTCGTGGAATCTTTCCATCAGACCAAGGAAATCTACGGCGCAAACATCCTTAACACGGCACAGACCTATAACGCTGCAGTTGGCGGCGACGGCGTAGCACTCTGCTCGACGGCGCATCCTATTGACGGTGGTTCGATTGCCAACACCCCAACAATGCAGGTTGACCTCAATGAAGCTACGTTGCTGAACGCTATGATCGCGATCCGCACGAACTTCCGCGATCAGGCCGGTTTGAAGGTGTTTGCGCGTGGTCGCAAGTTGATTATCCCACCAGCACTTGAGCCAGTTGCTATTCGTCTCTTGAAGACGGAACTGCGCCCCGGTACTGCAGATAACGACGTCAACGCGATCATGACAACGGC